CTGGCCCTGTGTGGTTTGCTCCATCGTCACAGGTGTATTTCCAAGGCGGAGAAATTGACCCAGCAAACCTTGTGCAATTCTTGTCTCCAGCACAAGGCCTGATCTACTCGGCACCAGGCGCAATTGAAACCGCACTAAAACTTGAAGCAGCGCGCAACCGCAACGCATCGTCAAGCATTCCTGCTGGCGTACTTAAGCAAACTGGTGGCGAACCACTTAGCGCGCAAGAACTTGCTGATTTGGCTAGCGCGTTTAATGCCGCTCGAGCAACTAACCAGACTGCAGCGCTTAACGAGTATTTGACATACACGGAAACAAACAGCACGCCAGACAAGATGCTTTTAATTGAGGCGTCGCAATATCAGGCATTGGAAATGTCGCGCTTGGCAAACGTGCCACCGTATTTGGTTGGCGTTGCTACTGGCGCCTACTCATACCAGTCGTCACAGCAAGCGCGCGCAGACCTGTACTTGTTTGGCGTGAAATTGTATGCCGACGCAATTGCTGGCGCATTGTCAATGGACAACGTTCTACCGCGCGGAACATACGTTGAGTTTGACGCCGATGAATACCTAGAAGAAAACTTCATGGCCGATCGCATGGACGATGAAGAAGTAATCGTTAGAGAAAACACTCAAGAGGAGATAGCAAGCCGATGATCAAACTAATCGCAGGAGAGTTCACACTTGACGCCGCCAAAGGCGACGCACCACGACGCACAATCAGCGGAACCGCCGTTCCCTACAACGTGCCGGCAACAGTTTCGGACGGCACAGCTGTGATCTTCCGTCCAGGCTCATTGCCAGTCGAGGGCAAAGCACCACGCTTGTTTATGTACCACGACGCAAGCATGCCAGTAGGAGTAGTGACCGAACGCGTGGACACCGAACAAGGCATGATGTTCAGCGCCAAGATCAGCGCGACCAGCCTCGGCAACGATGCTTTGGTTATGGCCAGCGACGGCACAATTGACCAAGTTTCTGTTGGCGTAAACCCAACCAAATTCTCATACGACGAAGCGGGAACCATGATTATTGAAGCAGCGGATTGGACAGAGTTGTCACTCGTTCCGATCGGCGCATTCGGTGACATGGCCAACATCGCCAGCGTCGCAGCGAGTATCCACCAAGAGCCGGAAGAAGTAGTGTTAAATGAAGAAGTAGTCCCAGAACAGGAGATAGAACCCATGTCAGAAGTAACCGCACCAGCAGTTGAGGCAACAATCCCAACCGCACCAATTTTTGCACAAGCCAAAAAAGAATTTGTTTTGCCATCGGCAGGCGAGTTCATGGCCGCTTACCACATTGGTGGCGACACGTTTAAGAACATGAACGCTGCAGTAGCAGAACACACCGCGTCAAAGCGAACCGCGTTGCAAGCAGCTGCAGGCGACGTGATTACAACTGACACACCTGGTCTTTTGCCAGTTCCAGTTCTTGGGCCATTAGTTCAAGACCTGAACTTTTTGCGTCCAGTAGTCGATGCAGTAGGCGCTCGCGCTTATCCAGACAGCGGACAATCAAAGACATTTATCCGTCCTACGATTACCACGCACACAAGCGTTGCATCACAGGCAAGTGAATTGTCTTCAGTATCTGCAACAACCATGGTGATTGCAAGCAACTCGGTCACTAAGACAACACTTGCTGGACAAGTTACTTTGTCGGCACAAGACATTGATTTTACAAACCCATCCGCAATGCAGTTGATCTTGAATGACCTCATGGGCGAATACATGATTGCATCAGACAACGTTGCAGCAGACAACTTGCTCACCGCAGCAACCTCGTCTGGCGTTTGGGACTTGACCGTTGCTGACTTGTTGAAGTCGGTTTACGACTCCGCAGTTGACATTTCAACCAACCGCAACTGGACACCTACGCACATGTTCGTAAGCCCAGACGTATGGGGCCAACTTGGACAACTAGCCGACACAACTGGCCGTCCAGTATTCCCATTCATTGGTGCAGGATTGACCGGTCAGAACGCACTTGGCGACGCAAGCGCATCTTCATGGAACGGCAACCCACTTGGCTTGCAGTTGGTAGTTGACAGCAACTTCGCTGCAAAGACCATGATCATCACCCGCGTAGGTCAAGGTGCAGGCGATGCGTACGAGTTTTACGAATCAATCCGTGGCTTGCAGTCATTTGAGAACCCAGCAACCTTGGGTCGCAACATGAGCTTCTATGGTTATGTTTCAACTTTCGCTGCAATTTCAGGAATGATTCGCAAGATCACCCAGGCTTAGTCGAGAGCGGAGCAACCGCTCATGGCTACATACACAGTTACCAACAAATACCTAATTGACAACTTTGCCGTACTGCAACTCCTAACCCCATCGGAGATTGCAGTCGGCAGTTCAATTGTTGTTGCGGGTGTCGATGCAACCTTTAATGGCTCGTATTCCGTTAGGGCGCTTCCCCAGTATTTGTTTCTTGGTATTGATACACAGGGCGACCTGCTGTACGACTATCAGGTGCCAATTGCGGATCAGGTGCTTTACGCCAAGACCGCAAGCGATGTCGAGCGTGTCGCCGCGTCTGGAACTGTTGCCAATGACCCTGTTTGCACATGGGTAACGGCCGCGCAAGTCATGTCTTACCTTGGCATCACGATTACAAACCCGTCAGACGATTACACGTTGCTCACGCAATCGGTGTCAGCTGGTAATCAGTTCGCATATCGCAGGCGTCAAGAATCGGGCTATATCGACTCCCTAACGACCTCACCAGGCGGTGACGCAACATTGGGCACTCTGATGTATTGCGCCGCTCTGTGGCGCTCTAGGGGCTCAATAGAGGCAACCTACGCCACGTTTGACGGCATGGGCTCGGCACCACAGCAAAGCCTGACCCCGATTGTCAAGCAGCTGCTTGGCATCCCTCGTCCAGCGGTTGCCTAATGTCGTACACCGACCTTTTCAACGAAGCGATTGATGACGTCACAGCAACGCTTACCGCGGTGTCTGGTCTGCGTGTTGTAAACGACCCAACCAAACTTGTTCCTAATTCGGTCTATTTAGACGCGCCAAACTTCACCACGTTTGCTGGCAACGGCAACATTGTGCGCCTCGAGTTCCCGATTAAGGTCATTGGCTCTGGGCCTGCAGGTCTGCCGGTACTCCGCTCAATCTTGAGCATTGTTGCAAGTGTGCTTAACTCGCCGATCATTGTCATGGCTGGCCGTCCGTCAAGCCTTGAAATCGGTGGCGCGTTGTACCCGTGCTACGACCTTGATTGCGCTATCCAAGCCCAGACCGCATAATCCACAACTACCGAATACAAATCATCTACTATCAGATCAGAACTTAAGGAGCAAACATGCCAGCATCAACTTACCTCTCGAATCCAACAGTCAAGATTGGAACCGCAATCGGCACCATTGTTGACATCACCGATCAGGTCAGCGCAGCAACGTTGACTGTGACTGCAGAAGCTCTCGAAGACACCGCATTCGGTCAGACTTCACGCACCATGACTGCAGGCTTGTTTAGCAACTCATTGACCTTGACTGTGTACGCATCGTATGCAGCGTCAGAGTCGTACGCGGTTCTTGCACCGTTGCTTGGCACTAAGTGCACCGTCAAAGTAAATCCAAGTAGCGCTGCTGATTCGGCAACTAATCCAGGGTTTATTTTGACGGATACCTATTTTTCTAGCCTGCCTGTGATCAACGCGTCCTTGGGTGAGCTTAGTGTTTACGAGATCGAGCTCCAAGGGGGCACGTACTCGGTTGACACAACCGCATAATTAACGGCTCCAAGCCGACATAGGAGAACAATGAAAATCAAGTTGCAGTTAAAGCGCACCCCCGACAGCGCACCAGAGTATTACTACACAAACCTATTTGTGGTCACGGAATGGGAACGGCTTGAACGTCGCAACATTCAACAACTCTCCGCAAACCCGTTGTACTCGGATTACGCCTGCTGGATGCACACAATTCTCAAAATAAAAGGCGAGCAAGTTGGTGACAACTGGCGCGAATGGCTAAGCAAAAACCCTGACATCGACATTCTGCCGGTACTGGACGAGACAGACCCAAACCCTACGGACGCGGCACCTACCGCCGCCAACTAGCAGAAGTTTTGGTCGCGGTCGGTTGGTGGCCTAGCGACATTGCGTTTGACTCACGGGACTTGACAACGGTCATTAAAGTGCTTAACGAGGCAAACAAAAAACGGAGATGACGTGAACCAAGTGTCAACAAAGATTGAGGTGGTCGGGCTTAAAGAAGCCTTAAAGACCCTCAACAAAATTGACAAATCTTTGCGCCGTGAAATCACCAAGGATTACAAAAAGATTGTCCAGCCTGTCATTGACGATGCAAACAAACTTGTGCCCTCGAATGTTCCGCTATCTGGTATGGCGCGCAATTGGAGCACTCGATCAGGGTTCAAGATGTTGCCGTGGATACCAGGCATAAAACAAAAGATCGCTGCCAAAATCAACACGCGAAACATAAAGGAATACGGCGGAAACAAGTCAAATGTGGGCACGTTTGCCATTCAATGGCAAGGCGCTACTGGCACCATGTTTGACATGTCTATGGCTGGCGCGTTAGGCCGAGCGTTAAGTGAACGGTACGGTGATCGTTCGCGAGTAATGTGGAAGGCGTACGAGCAACGCGAAAACGATGTCATGTCCGAGATGGAGCAGTTGGTGAAGCGCGTCATGAGCGAAGCGAATAGAGAGACCGCGTAATGGCAATCAATATCCCGATCATCAGCGAGTTTGACGGCACAGGGGTAAAGAAGGCTGTCAAGCAATTCCAGCAACTTGAGACTGTTGGCGAAAAGGCACAGTTTGCGATTAAGAAGGCGGCGATTCCTGCAGCTGCGGCGCTTGGCGGTTTGGCTGTTGCCCTTGGTGACGCAACTAAGGCGGCAATGGAAGACCAGCAGGAGCAGGCCGCGTTAGCGCTTACTTTGCAAAATGTGACTGGCGCTGGCGCCGCACAAACCGCGCAGGTTGAAAAGCAGATCAGCGCAATGAGTCGAGCGTCTGGCGTTGCCGATACTGAATACCGCAAAGCATTAGAAGCGCTTGTGCGCGGTACAAAAGATGTTGGCATTGCCATGAACGACATGAACCTTGTCATGGACATCAGCACGGCCACCGGCATGGATTCTGCCAGCGTTGCTGACGCGCTTGCCAAGGCTTACCAGGGCAACTTTAAGGCGCTTCGATCATTGAGCCCAGAGATGTCGACAATGATTAAAGAGGGCGCAAGCCTTAACGAAGTTATGGACGTGCTTGGTGGGACGTTTGGCGGCGCAACTGCCAAGAGTGCTGAAACCGCTGCAGGCAAAATGAAAATTTTTAAGAACTCAATTGGCGAAACTAAAGAGTCAATTGGTGCAGCGCTTTTGCCTGTGCTTGAAGCCGTGTTACCCGTGCTTAACAAGTTTGCTGCATGGGCTCAAGACAACCCTAAAGCATTCTTAGCAATCGCTGCCGCAATCGGAGCGGTCGCTGCAGCCATTGTTGTCACGAATATTGCTATGGCACTCAACCCATTCAGCCTGATCGCTGCAGGCGTTGCTTTGCTCGTCGTTGCTCTAGTCGCTGCTTACAACAAGTTTGAGTGGTTCCGTGACGGCATCAACCTGATTGTCAACACGGTCATCGGGTTCTTTGCCGGCATGGTTAACGCTGCAATCGGCGCAGTTAACGCAATTATTAGCGCATATAACTCAATCCCGTTGTTGCCTGATTTGCCAAAAGCTCCAACCGTGCCTGTGCCACAACTTGGCAAACCATCTAATAAACCTGCACCTGGACAAATGAGCATTCCTCGGCTGGCCGAAGGTGGCATTGTGACAGGCCCAACTCTTGCGCTGATAGGTGAAGCAGGCCCAGAAGCTGTAATCCCGTTAGACCGCATGAATACTGGCGGGGGAGTGACCGTCAACGTCACAGGCGGACTCTCGACTAGCGCCGAGATCGGTCAAGCCGTGGTCAACGCATTGCGCGCCTATTCACGGAGTGCAGGGCCGTTGGCTCTGAACATTGCCTAATGCCAGGCGTCGCTGTTGTTGATTCAGGTAACTATGACCTGCAGATCGCTACAGGATTTAACGTCAACGCGTTTACTCTTGACGACACAACCAAAGGCGTTCTAGATAACACAACTTATGTGCTAGACGGCAATACCGAGTTTGCAAGCGTCATGGATTCAACAACAACAATCACCGTCAAGCGCGGCAGACGCGATATTGGCGACACGTTTAGCGCCGGCACGATGACATTCACCATTCAAGACGTGGACGGCATTTTTAACCCGTTTGACGAGAACAGCCCGTATTACGACACAGCAGAATCTAAGCCTGGTCTTGCACCAATGCGCCAGGTCAAGTTAATTCGATACAGCTCTACCGATGTTGCCGAGTTGCTGTACTCGGGATTTGTTGTCAACTACGACTACAACTTTGCGCTCGGCGGTCTTGACACCGTGACCGTGTATTGCGCTGACCAGTTTTACCTACTCGCACAAACATTCCTAGACGAATTAAACGTCACCCCAGAGACATCAGGCGAACGCATAGAAACTGTGCTTGACCTGCCAGAAGTTGACTTTCCAGCCTTAGCGCGCGACATCTCAACTGGCACCGTCAATCTCGGCCATGACGCTTCCTACACCGTGCAGGCTGGCACAAACGTGCTGCAATACATTGCCCAGATCAACGACACCGCCGAGTTTGGTCGCCTGTTCATGTCCCGTGATGGCGTGCTCACATTCCAAAACCGCATCGGCAACACGCTGTCTGCATCTGTGGCCGACTTCCATGATGACGGCACCGAATACAAATACAACGGCGTAGGCATCTCATTCGAGGCGGACGCTGTAGTTAACCGCGTGGTCATAACAGGACTGGACGGTAAGACGGCAACAGCCACCGACGCAGGCTCAATCGCCACATACTTCATTCAGACCAACAGCATCACAAACAGCCTGCTACACGTCCAAGGAGAAATTGACACCGCCGCGTCTTACCTGTTGAACCCTGAACCCGAAGCCAGGTACACCAGCGTAGAAACCGCATTCCTAATGCTGACCACAGCCCAAAAAGACACCCTGGCAACCCTAGAAATAGGCGACACCATCACCGTACAAAAGACATTCCCAAGCGGTGCCGGCACGACCCAGTTGGCGCAAGAGCTGTCTGTTGAAGGCATTGAGCATTATCTGGATTTCTCTACAGGCCACAGAGTGCTTTACTCAACCGCGCCAACTACGATCGTGTACGAGTTAATATTGAATGACGCCGTATATGGCACACTCGATGCAGAGAATGTTTTAGGATAGGAGCACTATGCCGATCACTACATACACCGCAGGCGAAGTTCTCACAGCAGCCTCACTCAATGCCAACTTTGCGGCGGGTGGTCTTCAACTTGTAAAAACACAAACCATTGGAACTGCTGTCAGTTCTGTGGCTGTGACAGGGGCGTTTAGCGCAACTTATGACGCTTACAAAATCTTGATAACTGGCGGTGTTGGTAGTGCTAACGGAAGTTTGCAAGTGCAAATGGGTTCAACGACTACTGGATATTACGGTGGCGGAATCGGTGTAACTTTTGCTGGCGTGTCTGACAATACCGGACAAGCAAACGGAGCAAATTTTACAAACTTTGGTAGAGGTTCAGCAGACGGTCTTTATCTAAATATGGATTTGGGAAACCCATTTCTTGCTAAAAACACTTTTGCTCAATCGACATGGGTTGTGAACCTCACAAACGGTAGAACAAGAATAAATGGGTCATATCTGAACGACACAACTTCTTACACAGGCTTCACGATAATTCCTGAAACTGGCACACTTACTGGTGGAACTATACGCATTTACGGATATGTAAACAGTTAGGACAACAAAATGACATACGAAGAAGCCGTAGCAATGTATCCACGCAACGAAGTGTTTATACAAACTGACAACAAAGAACGTCAAATGACACCTGCAGAATACGAAGCATTTATTCAACGTCAAGTTGATTACGTCCCATTGTCGTAATGCGCTGGCGTTACCTCATCGGCTACGTAGCGCTAATCGCAGTCGTCTTGTGGGGATGCGCTGGCTGCGGTTATGACGGCTCATATCGCTACCCATGCCAAGACCCAGCCAACTGGACTAAACCAGAATGCGAACCACCGATCTGCAATCCATCTGGAACGTGTACAAGGGATTTGATTTATGAGACCACGCCTTAAGCCTGAAGAGCTTCACGCTCGACTAATCGTGGTAGTTGGCATCATCCTTGCCAGCGTGTTTGCAATCACCGTGCTTGGATTTGTCTGGTCACTTATGTTTGTCACACAGCCGATCGGGAATCAATCGCCCAATGACGCCGCGTTCATAGACTTGTTATCAACCCTGACCGTATTTATGACTGGCACGTTGTCAGGCTTAGTGGCCTCAAACGGGCTAAAGTCAAAAGCAAAAGAAGGAGTCAAAGATGTTGAAGGATAAAGACAAAGCCCTACTCGCCTCATACGGTCGCTCGGTCATTGCAGCGGTCATCGCGGTGTATTCAACAGGCAACACAGACCCAGCCGATCTAGGCAAAGCAGCGCTCGCCGCGCTTGTGCCAGTTTTCATCCGATATGTGAACCCTAAAGACCTGGCATTTGGTCGTGGCAATAGCCAAAGCTAAAGCAGGCGTTCCAAACGCACGCGACTACATAGGCAACGCAGACGGTGCATCACCAGCGCCACGTGCCGGCATGAACGAATGGATAAAGCAAGCAATCGCTGCATCTAATGGCGCGCTGTGGAATAACGGGTCTTGGGGTCAACGTGACATGCGCGGTAAGCCAGGGTCTTTGTCGGTGCATGCGACTGGCAGAGCTGTTGATCTGTCGTATCGCAAAAGCGAAAAGAACCCAAAAGCAGGACGCAAAGAAGCGCTGGTCTTTATTGACAAACTTGTTGCCAATGCAAACGAACTCGGTCTGCAATGTATTTTGGATTATTTCCCAGAACCACAGGGTCGAGCATGGCGTTGCGATCGATACGCATGGCAGAAGTATGACAAGCCGACAATCCACGGCGCACCAGGTGGCGACTGGTTCCACATTGAAATCACACCACAGGCCGCCGACTCGGTGATCTGGGTAAAAGCCGCATTCTTAAAGGTGTTCGGGGAAATCCCACCCAAGGCTTGATCTATGTTCTAGGGTCGGAGTACCGACAAAAGGACAGGCAATGACTGACATCCAGATATTCGACTACAGCGTCTATACGGGAGTGATGGACAACGGTCAAGAAATCTTGGTGCAAATCTTCACCAACCCCGACTCGGGAAA